AGACAGCCACCGTGGAAAACACCACTCCAGCAGTCGAAGCAACACCAGTTGAAGCACCAGCGGTTGAAGCTGCTCGCCCAACTGTTTCAGCAGCATACTTTACAAAGCCACGTATCGAAGTTACAGCAGCTAAGTATGCAGAAAACACAATCCGTGCAGCACTAGGTGATGAGTCAGCTCGTCAATACCTATTAGCAGCAGATGACACAACAGACAACGCTGGTCTAGTACCAACACGCCAACTATCTGAAATCATCAACCCACTTGGTACAACAATCCGTCCAAGCATTGACGCAATCTCTCGTGGAGTATTGCCAGATGCAGGTATGACATTTGAGATCCCAAAGATCACACAGATGCCAACAGTCGCAGATACAGCAGAAGGCGCAGCATTCTCAGACACAGATCAGAATGCAGCATTCCTATCAGTATCAGTTAAGAAGTATGCCGGACAGCAGACATTCTCTGTTGAATTGCTAGATCGTACTTCTCCAGCATTCTTCGATGAGCTAGTGCGCAACATGGCAGCAGCTTACGCAAAGGCAACAAACGCAGCAGTAAACGCTGCACTCATTGCAGGCGCAACAGCAGATGCAACAACAACAGTGACATACCCAACAGCAGCAGAATTGCTAGGAATTGTCGCTCGCGGATCAGCTTCTGTTTACGCAGCAACAGCAGGACTACCAAACCCATTTGCTCGCAACATGGTCGTATCAACAGGACAATGGTCAAACATCATGTCTCTAAACGATGCAGGACGTCCAATCTACACAGCATCACAGCCAATGAACGCAGGCGGTCAAGTAGCACCAACATCCCTAACAGGTAACGTTGCAGGACTTAACCTATACGTTGATCCAACAAACGCTGGCGATAGCGATGGCACAATCCTTATCGTGAACCCAGATGCATACACATGGTACGAGTCACCAACATACCGCCTACGCGCTGAATCAACAGCAGCAGGACAGGTAACAATCGGCTACTACGGCTTTGGAGCAATCGCTACTAAGGTCGGCGCAGGCGCATTCAAGAACAACAAGGCGTAAGCCACACTTAAGTCACTCAGGGGAGTAGTAGCCCTCTACTCCCCTGAGTCTTTAGAAAGGAATTGGAATGTCACTTTGCACAGTTGCCGATCTTAAATCGACACTAGGCGTGGGTTCGTTATACCCAGACGCTACAATTCAAGAAGTATGCGATGCAGCAGATGCAGTATTGCTTCCAATGCTTTGGGCTAACACAGAATTTGCTATTGCCAAAGAAAACACAGGCACAGTCGGTACTCTTTATTTTGAGACAAGCGTAGAAAACATTTATTATGTAGGGCAGTCAATCAAGGTCGCTAATGCAGGATCACACTTTAACGGCACTAAGACCATCACAGGCGTTAGCAATAGATCCATTACTGTAACTACATCACATTTAACAGATACACCTAAGCAACCTATTAACCCTTACGCAGTAGTAACAGATGGTGAAACACAAGACTGGGCAGAAGATAAAGCAGTCCAGCAAGCAGCTCTTATGATATCTGTTGAAATCTGGCAGGCGCGTACAGCCACCCTTTCAGGCAGTAACGCTGTCGATTTCCAGCCTTCCCCATATCGGATGTCAGCACAACTGCTGGCGAAGATACGGGGCTTGGTTTCTCATGCACTAGATCCGCGTTCAATGGTGGGCTAATGCCTCCAGTAGCGATAACAACCCTCCGGACTACTTTAGCCACTGCGCTAGTAGATAACAATAAATATCAAGTCTTTGCCTTTCCTCCATCTGTTGTCCTGGCTAACTCTGTAATCGTGTCACCGGACGATCCTTATATAACACCTACTAATAATCAGCATATTGGTATTAGCCCTATGGCATCTTTCAAGCTGCTGATCGTTGCTCCGTTATTTGATAACGAGGGAAACCTTAACGGCATAGAAGATTTCGTTTGTGGCGTGTTCGCTAAGTTAGCAGCATCATCTTTAACGTATAATGTGAGCGCAGTAAGCGCACCAAGTATTCTTAACGCTGGATCGGGAGACCTACTCAGCTGCGAGATGTCAGTCAGTATCCTAACGAGTTGGAGTTAATATGTCCGAGTGGGAAAAAGAAAACGAAGCCTTCCTGAAGAAAATCGGGCAGGTTAGCACACCAGCACCAAAGCCAGTAACTAAGAAAGAAGAGGAATAAATCTCATGGCTGTATTTCTAAATAACAATGTGGGCGTGAAGATTAACTCTGTTGATCTTTCAGACCACGTCACAGCAGTAACGATCAACCGCGTATTCGATGAACTAGAAGTTACTGCAATGGGTGACAGTTCACACAAGTTTGTCAAGGGTCTTGAGTCATCAACAGTGACTATTGACTTCCTTAACGACACAGCAGCAGCGAACGTATTGGCAACACTACAGGCAGCATGGGGAACCACAGTTACAGCTGTATTCCTACAGGCAAAGGGAACAGCAGTATCTGCTACAAACCCTCTTTACACTGTCTCAATCCTTGTCAATAACACAACAGACATCAACGGCGCAGTAGGTGACATTGGCACACAGTCAATTACATTTACATGCAACTCAACTGTTGCAGTAGCTACTACCGGCACATTCTAAAAAACTAAACAAAGGGGCAAACCATGGCAAAACTAAAGATAGTTCGACTAGATGGAAGCGTACTAGAAGGCGAGATCACTCCAGCAGTGGAGTATTCGTTTGAGCAGTACGCTAAAAAGGGCTTCCATAAGGCGTTCCGCGATGAAGAAAAGCAGAGCGATGTCTACTGGTTAGCATGGGAAGTAACACGCAGGTCAGGTGAAACTGTTAAGCCTTTCGGGATGGACTTCATCGAGACACTTAAAAGTGTTGAGGTGCTTGACTCCGACCCTTTAGCTTAAAGCGCGATCAACCATTCACCTACTTAATCGCTCGCTTGAGCATTAGGTTGGGGATCGCGCCACAGCAACTGTTAGAACTAGATAAGACCATGCTAGATGCACTCCTGCAAGGTCTCAGAGATGAAGCGAAGGAGGTAGACGATGCCAGCAAGCGTAAAGGGCGGCGTTGAACTCCGCAAAGCCTTACGTAAGTTTGCTCCTGATCTGGGTAAAGAAACTCAGAAGGAGATCGCTGGAGCCTTAAAGCCAATTACTAAGACTGCTAAAGGTTATCTACCGGATGACGGATCAGTGCTAAGTGGATGGCTGCCAAGAGATAACTCTCAGGCTAGGTTCCCTGCTTACTCTGCTCGGTTAGTCAAGGCTGGAATCGGTTATAAGACTTCACCATCAAAGCCAAACCGTAGAGGATTTAGATCACTCGCTCGTGTTTTTAACAAGACCGCAGCTGGAGCAATCTATGAAACTATGGGTCGCAAAACTCCTAGCAGTCGCTTTGTGCAGAATCAAAATGGCAAATTTGGTGCACAGATGAAGGGCGATGGCAAGATGGAAGGTCGCGCCCTGTATCGTGCCTATGAAGAAAACCAAGGCAAGGCTAGAGAGTCAGTCCTAAATGCTATTAAAACAGCAGCCGATAAACTTAACGCAACAGCGAAGGCGAGAGGTTAATCATGGCGAATATAGTCATTGACATTGCAGCAGAGTTCACTGGCAAGAATGCCTTTAAGAGTGCTGAAACTTCTACAGATAAATTAACTAAGAACATTAAGAACATGGCCAAGACTCTTGGCGTTGCCTTCAGTGCTACAGCAGTCTTAAATTACGCCAAAGCCTCAGTTAAGGCAGCAGCGGCTGATGAGAAGGCACAGAAGCAATTAGCACTAGCTCTTAAGAATGTCGGGCTTGGTAGAGATGCAGCAGCCTCAGAAGATTTCATCCAGAGACTTCAATCAGAGTTCGGTGTAGTCGATGACAAGCTGCGCCCTGCTTATCAGCAGTTAGCCGTAGCAACAGGCAACACAGCCCAAAGTCAGAAGTTATTGCAGATTGCTTTAGATATTTCGGCCTCGACTGGCCGCGACTTAGCCTCAGTCACTTCCGCCATATCAAAGGCATACCTAGGCAATAACACTGCCCTTGGTAAATTAGGCGTAGGTATCTCCAAGGCTGATCTAAAAGCTAAGTCCTTTGATGAGGTAATGAATCAACTTTCCACTACCTTTGCTGGGGCTGCAACTGCCTCTGCTAATACCTTCCAAGGTTCGATGGATAAGTTATCTGTAGCATCTGCCAACGTTCAGGAGATTATCGGTACAGGCATCATAGATGCACTCAAGGGTCTAAGCGAAGATACTACAGTTGATGATCTTGCTAAGGGCATGGAAGACTTTGCTCTATTTACTGCCGATGCAATTAGAGGCGTAGGCGTATTACTGGAAGCATTAAAGAGCATTCCAGCAGCAGTTAATTTGCCTGGTCTTAAGTTTGCTATGCAAGCAACTGGTTTAGGTATCTTAAGCAAGATTGGTGCGGCTGAAAGAAAGAAGCAAGAAGCGGCAGCTGCTCGCGCTATGAATGGGCTTGCTCACCTAGCCGAGTTAGAAGCTAGTTATGCCAACATCACTCTTAAAGCCACGAAGAAGATAACAGCAGAAGAATTAAAACAACTTAAAGCCAAGCAGTTAAAGGCAGCCATTGACAAGGCTAACCTAGCCCTTGGCAAGGGATCTAACGTCTTTGACATGGAGAAGATCCAGTTAGCAGCAGCTGAGAAAAGTGCAGCTGAGCAACTAGGTAAAGTCACTAGCCAAGCACAACTTCTACAGATTACTAATGACCTTGCTCGCCTAAGCATTAAGCAGTCTATTCTAGATCTTGAAGATGCTATTGCATCAAAAGATGTCAATGCCATAAATAATGCAACTAGTAAACTTAATGCAGACTTAAAGATACTTGGTGTGCTTACTCAGCAGGATCTACAATTAAGAGATATAAAGTCAATCCTTGATGCAATCGTTCCTAAGGATCTGATCAACTTGGCTAACCTTGATGCTGCTATTGCTATGTTAAGAATGATTAGCGGCGGCACAGCGACTAGCACCTCAGCAGTAGCAGGCACAGCAACTAGCTCTGGTACTCCTTCACTGCTTGATGCCCTTGCAGCAGGCAGTTTTGTTCCTGTTAGCGGTGGCGGTTATTCAACTTCAGCAGGCAACTACGCTTCTAGCGGTTTTCCCGGTGCAGATAAAAATGGTGGAGTCACAGTAGTAGTTAATGCTGGCACTATTGCCAATCCAGAAGAATTAACGACAATGATCCAGAATGCAGTTATTAGCCTCAATAAGCGCGGTGACTTGCTTACTACTGCTGGGGCATTATGACCAGACCAGTCATTAACGTAATTATTGACTTCTCTACTGGAGCAAGTTTTGGCTACCCATTTGTCCTAGGTACTTCAAGCCTAGATGGTGGAGATGTTCTATCAGATTCAGCCTCTAGCCTTGTTGTAGATGTATCTAACCTTTTAGATAGTGTTAATACTAATCGTGGGCGCAATATCTCCTCTGAGCAATTTCAGACAGGCACAGCTTCAGTCCGTCTGCTAGATCAGAATGGTGACTTCAACCCACAGAATACAGCCTCACCGTATTACACTTACCTAAACCCAATGCGTAAGATGACAATTACTGCAACCTACTCAGGAGTAACTTATCCAATCTTTGCAGGGTATATAACAGGCTATAACACTTCTACGCCTAAGTTTAATGGCGATATTGTTTATACAACTATCACAGCGGTAGATGGT